ATAGCAGAATGTTTACAATGTATAATCCTGCATGCAATGCAAATACCGATTTACGCAACAATTTGAATATCACAAACAATTACGATTACAGACAATGGCTTATCAAAAATGGTACTACCATTAGAAACAAAAACCTTCAATCTGCCAAAAATCAAAATAGTGAATGCATAGAAGCAGCACAAAATGTAAAAACCAATGGAAAATATTTATTTCAAGGATGTGCTGATAATTCAAGACCTTTTGGTTACGAGAGTAGTGATTTAAAAAATATGTACCTTACCAGAAATGCTTTACAATCTAGAACAACACCTCATATTTTGACACAAGAACAATTGCTTCTCGCCCGGGCGGCAAAATGTGGAGCAGGAGAAGCAAATTCTGCCGGACCAATGCGTTCTTGTTCCAGTAACCGTTTCCAATAATTTAAAATTATTTGCTATTTAATAGAAAATAATTACCATAAAACACTTAAAATAATTTTAAATACTTAATATAATGAAAATATTAAGTATTGATGTAGGAATGAAAAATCTTGCTTTTTGCCTTTTTGAAATTAATGATAGTATGGAATACACCATATTAAAATGGGATGTATTGAATCTTTGTAAAGATCAAGAACATTTATGTAAAGAACCAAAAAAAAATAAAGATATTTGCAATAAAAAGGCCAAATATTTTAAAGATAATTGTTACTACTGCAAAACACACGCAAAAAATAAAAAATACTTAATTCCCGACATGAAATGTAATAAATATAATTTAAAGAAAAAAAAAATATTAGAATTAAGAAAAATTATTGAAAAACATAAATTAGAAATTCAAAAAAAAGCCAAAAAAGATGATTTACAAAAAGTATTATTAGAATATTTTGAACAAAAATATTTTGATATTGTTTCGAAAACTCGAGCCAATCAAATAAATTTAGTAACTTACGGAAGAAATATGAGAGAAATGTTTAATAAAACTTTAGAAAATATTAATATAGATATCGTTTGTGTTGAAAATCAAATTGGACCACTAGCCTTACGAATGAAAACCTTACAAGGCATGATTATGCAACATTTTATTGAAAAAGAAATACCTCTAGTTGAAGAAATTTCAGCAACAAATAAATTAAAAGAATTCTTAGACATAAAAAAAACGACATATTCTGAAAGGAAAAAATTAAGTATAGTGTATACACGACAAATATTGTCTGATAATAATAATTTGCATAAATGGATAAAAATATTTAACGAACATAAAAAAAAGGATGATTTAGCAGATAGTTTTTTACAGGGACGATGGTATTTAATAAACAGTATTTTACAAACTTTTTAGAAAAAAGTTTTCAAAAATAAATAATGAATAATAAATTAAGTTGAATTAATTAATGAATTTGATTTTAAATAATATTTAATGCGGATTACTTAAAATTAAAAGTTCTAGTTAAAACATAAGATGGAAGAAATCAACCTAAATTTATCAGAGCCAAAACTAAATGTTATTGATAGTAATGATAAAGGGACAATTAAAATTTCTGTTAGTGAACCAGTTGGGGGAAATAGAAGTGTTAATTTTGGACCCGGTGCAGAAATGCTTATGAATCCAAACAAACAAAAATCAATGTCTCCTAAAAGTGATATTAATCTTTCGGATTTAAATAGTTTAGACGATATGAATTTAGATGCTGTGGCTCCTAAAAAGAAACGTCCTAGTTTTACAGATATTGGTAGTAATTTATTTAGTACACCTACTCCTTCTACAACTAAAACAGAGAAAACCTCATCGCAAATACCTTCTATAAATCCTGTTACTACTCCCCTTAATAAAGCAGTTGAGCCAGAGAAAACTAAAACAGACGATGGATTCAAAACCTTTAATAATATACCTGTCAATCCTAATTTAGTACCAGAACCTCCTAGATTATCACAAGAGGAAATATTGAGAGAGAAATTAAGTTATTTAAGAAAATTAGAGGCTTTAGAGAAAAAAGGTATAACTCTCACTAAAAAATACTCTATGGAATCACCGCTTGCTGAAATGAAAGGAGAATATGAAATGATTAAAGCCGATAAAGAAAAGCAAAATAGTGTTAAATTTCAACAAAAGATTTTATTGGCTTTTGTTTCTGGTTTAGAATTTCTTAATAATAAATTTGACCCTTTTGATCTTAAACTTGATGGATGGAGTGAAGCCGTAAATGAAAATGTTGATGAATATGATGATGTATTTGGAGAATTGCATGAAAAATATGGAGGAAAAACTAGAATGGCACCAGAACTTAAGTTGCTTTTCATGCTTGGAGGCAGCGCTGCTATGTTACATATGACAAATACTATGTTTAAATCTTCAATGCCCGGCATGGACGATATTATGAGACAGAATCCAGAATTGATGCAACAATTTCAGAGTGCTGCTATGAACAGTATGTCTCAGCAAAACCCTGGATTTTCTAACTTTATGGGAGATGTTATGGGTGGAGGAGGACCACCTACAATGCCTGTACCTCCTAGAGGATCTCCACCTGGTCCTAGCGAACAAATGAGAAGAGACCCCCCTCGAATGCCTAGAAATATGAGAAGACCTGATGTTCAGGCTAGTAGAGAACACAATTTTAATGATGCTGTCAATATGAAAGATAATTTTCAGAGAGTAAAGAAAAGCAAGCGTCCTGAAATGAAAGGACCTAGCGAATTGGACGATATCTTATCTGGATTAAAAACAAAGAAAATTAATTTAAAACAAACTGACTCTAAAAGTACTGTTAGTATTAGTGAATTAGAAGATATGAAAGATAGTCTTGAAAAACCAAAAAAATCCCGTCGCAAGAAACCAAAATCGGAGAGAAATACGATTAGTTTGAATTTTACCTAATTAATAATAAACAAATTTAAAATATATTTTATCAAATTTAAAATATATTTTTTTGTAATTATATTTTAAATGGTATTAGGAACGATTTTATATGAAGGACTCGATTTAACATATCATGCACTAAAATTAGGATACAACGGAGCAACATCAATATATGGTTATTTTTGGGGTGGAAAAGAAGAAATGACTCCAGAAGAGATGCAAAAAATGATTGAAGTATTACAATCAAAAATAGAAAAATTAGAAGGGGAACAAAAAATTATGGAAAAACAAGAATCTACTAAAGCATTTACAACAGAAGAAATAGAAAAATTAAAAATGGCACTATCTTCTAGGACTGTTTAATATTTATCTTTAAATATCCAGGTTGATTTATATTTTTCAACTGCATAATTTGAAACAACTTGTTCCATAAAATAAATTCCATTCCAAAATGTTAATAATATAGTACACCACACTAAATAACGTTGATAACCTCCAAACATTTCATAATGAGAATTATATACTGTTAGTGTTAATGCACTGTGAGCAATACACCCGGGTGCTCTTATCCATAAATTTAAAGAATTATTCACTTTTTTTTGTGTTAATCTTTGCATACACCTATTTCTAGTTAAAAACATATTAATATAATTTATCCCTCCAGGTAATCCTGTTAAGAAAAATAAACTATGATTCAATAAAAATCCGGAATTCATATTTAATCCTATGGGTAAAGCAACCCCACACATTAATATATGATGAAGCCAATCATCAAATAATAATCTATTATAATAATTAATTATGTGATAACTGTGGAGAGAAAGAGTTATAATAGATGGAACATAATTTACTGGATAATTATAAAAGTTATTTAAATCTGTATATGTACTTTGAAGGTCTGTTAGACAGGCATAAGTAATGAACATATTACTTATACCATGAAGTAAATAATAGTTACCTTGATATTTCTTTTGTAGTAATTTATCTAGACTACAATAAAATGTTGTTAAAAATATATAAAATATCACTCCATGGATGATTTGCATATATATATATATTAAATTATTTTTAATACATATATTTTTATTATTTATTTTATTTATTTTATTTATTTTATTTATTTTATTTATTTTATTTATTTTATTTATTTTTTTTTTGAGAACTTTTTCTTAAAAAGTTCTTTCTTCGACGAGATTTGCGGGATTTTTTTTTGTAATATCCTCCAACAGAACGAGTCCTAATTGATTGTTGCATTCTTGCAGCAACTCTATCCTCTAATCCATCATTTTCACATGGTGTGTCTTCTCGTTCACACCTCCATTGGTCTGTATCATACATGTTATTCTCATTCAAACAACATTTTCCTGTTAAATCGGAATTCTCTCCTTCTTCCCGCATTATCATCCTGCATTCAAAATTTGTCCGGCAAGATGTCCAGCCACCTTTTTTAACACGACGTCTTTTTCTGCGTGTTTTTCTTTTTTTATTTTTTTTTTGAGAACTTTTTCTTAAAAAGTTCTTTCTGCGTGTTTTTCTTTTTCTTTTAGTTTTGTTTCTTCCTCCTTTTTTTGGTCTGTTTTTCAACTTTCCATCCTTATCTCTTTCCAGTTTCACTTCTCCTTGTTCCATATCCTCTTTCACTTCTCCTTGTTGAACACGATTTTGTCTATGACGCCTTCTTCGTTCTTCAATTCTAGCCACTAATGCATTCCGGTTCGCAACATTAGGTTGTACATGATTTCGTGCAGCAATACGTCCCATTCTTGCTTGAATTCTAGCCTCTAATGCATCGTCATTTACTTGCTGTACTACAGGTTGCTGTGCTACGGGTGCATTAGCCCCATTGTTTGCTATTCTTGCTTGAATTCTAGCATGTAATGCACCGTTTCCATTACGGTCCTCCGGAGGAAACCTAATAGCATGTTCTGCCGCATCCATTGCATCATTTCCCCATGTAGCATATGCATAAGTTCTGAGTTCTTTTAAAGAATCTACAGCATCTCTTCCCCAATCTGTTTGATACCATTGTTGTCCATCATCCCACGCATCAGGAACAACATCGTGATTAAAATCACCATTATCTAATTTTCTAAAAAATTCAACGAATTGTTCTATATTTAATCTGTCAGGATTATTTGCATCATTATTATTAATTTCTCTAAATACTGTCCGTAGTTGTGCCATCCTATTTGCCCATGCATTATTATTAAATGCTCTATTTACATGATAATAGCCTGCCGCTGGTCTACGGCGTCTATTTCTTATAAAATTTTGAAACTGGGCATCAGTAATAAACTGATTATTTCTTCTAATAACATTAAATAATTCAACAATTGGATCTCCAGCATTGATTTCTGCCATATATATATATATATATATGTATAAAAATATATATATAATTATAAATATTTGTAATTATCTTTTTTTTGATTTTCTTTTTCTTCTTGTTCGTCTACCTCCTCTTTTTCCCGGATAATTTTTAGGTGACATTTTTTGTGTTTTTCGACGCATTTGTAAAATCTCTCCGGGAGTTTTTGCCTCAACCGTTGCTGTATATCTCTTAGGATATTTCTTTGCTTGTTTTATCATAATTTGTTTGGCCAATTTAGAATACTCTCCTCCCTTTTTTCTTCTACCACCATATTTACGAGTTTTTCCCCGTTTTTTATTTTTATTAATTGCACTTTGTTTTTTATTAAGAGCACGTCGTCCCACCTTTCTTTCATATCGTCGTCTTTTTCTAGTTCTAGCACTTCTTTGTCCTAGTGTTGTCCTAGATTTGTCATAATTTTCAGACATTTTCTTTATATTATCATTTAATTTTCTCATTTTACCTGGACAACCATTTCCCGAATTTTGAATAAAATCTCCCATCTTTCCTAAAATTTTATTCTTAGTCCCCGATTCCGGATCATGACTCTTAACAACTTCTAATCTTAAATCTACATGAACTTCTATATCAAAAACCAAAGGATTATTTTTTTTATTAAATCTTACCAATTCTTTAAATTTAAAATTCGTCCCATCTTTTTGTGATATAATTCCTGCATCTTTTATTTTAAACGATTGATTTTTTGATGGCCTAACTAATTTATGAATATCTAAATGTTTATCATTTGAAAACTTAGCAGTTATAAATGTAGGAAGAAATGTCATATTACCTCCTTTTTTTGTTTTAGAAGAAGATTTAAAACTATTATAATTTGATTCATTATATTTTTTTTCAATGGGAACAGTTATTCTATCTAATGGTTTTACTCCTATAGGAACCCTGACACTAATACTATGACCATCTACATCTATGGTAATTAATCTTCCTCCTACACTACTGCTGCCTTTTTTTTGCCTTACCATTTTACCCGATTTAAAATCTCTTGGAACCACAAATTCTAATGATTTTTTATTTCCAGAACCTTTTATTTTTGATTTATGAGATTTTGTTTGGGAGAGAAAAGATGTATTTACAATTTTTTCCACTTCCCTATTTAATTTTTTTTTCATTGATTGTTGAACACTATAATTTGGTTGTCCTCTTCCTACAAACTCTGGATACAGAGGCTCATTATTATTTCCTAATTTAAAATAATTATCAAAGAGATCTGCACCTCTTCTACGTAATTCACGCAATAATCTATTTGTTTGTCTAGAATTATAGGCTTTATAAGCAGTTAAATAACTCTTAATAATATTTATTGGAACAAAAGGGGAACTACATACATACATTCCCAATTGTGGAATTAATGTTAATATATTAACCCCTCCTTGATCTTGTGGAATAGAATCCAAACCACGTATTATTTTATGTCCTTTTGATTTTGGAGAGATAAATTCTAAATCATAGGTTTTTTGGATTTTACCATACATTCTTTTATTAATTTCCGCCTTAATCATTGCTAATTTACCATGGTTAGGGTCATTTCTATTCCTTGGTGTATATCTAACATAATCCCCCGGCCTTAAGGGTCTATTAGGAATATCTATTGTAAAATCAGGAAAATTTTTTCGTGTGAGGTTAAACAGTTTGTTTCCTGAAAAATTAGTTTTATATTTAAATGTTATTCGGTATAATACATTTCCCGGAGGACAACTTTGAGGTATATATGAATTTTTCGTTATAGATGGAACAGACATAGATATAAATTGGAGAGAAATTTATACACGCAACATAAAACTATTTAAATTCCTTAAATGTTCTCGACGTTGCTCTTTTTTTCTTGCTTTTTCTAAAACTTTATGTGCTTTATCAATCTCATCTTGTGAAACAGCCCCATCTTTATTTAAATCCAACAAATGTTCAAATTTTCTATATTTTTTAGGAATAATACAATATTGACTTTCTTCATTAAAAAGATGATTTGTTAAAACCGTAAATACGGCTGTTAATGCTAAAGCAGTCAAAATATCTCTCGAACCCATCCATGATATTGCAAAAATCAAAAGTTGCCGCCCTACATTATTTTTTAAATACTCTTCTTGCGATTTACTTAATTCGACTGTAATATATTTAGAACCTACATTTAACATTATCATTACTACACCAGCAAAAAATTTGCTATTATTTAGATAACCTAAATACTCCATAAGTGTTGTTAACATCTCTTAATATTTATATATATTCTTTTTTTTTAACAATATTTAGGTTTTACTTTAGGATAAATAAATATTAAGAATTTCCTAAATGCTTTATTACATTTGATGTTAATATTGTTTATACCCACTATTTGTCTGACCATCCAGTTGTTTTGTTGATGCAATATTATTTTTTTCAGCACTTGTTTTCATTTTTCTATCTAAATCAATTTGACATGGAGATGAAAAACTAGTGGGAGACCATTTCATTATTTTAGGCGTAAATCCCTCTTTTAATGAAACATATTCTTGTTTAGAATTAATAAAAAGTATAATAATAAAAGCAATAATAACGCCACTAGTTACCCCAAAATTATATGTTAAATAAACACATAAAAACATTACTAAAGCCATAAAATATTTATTAAAAGAAAGATTAAGCAAAAATTCTGGCTGTTTATAAAATAAACACACTAATAGTGCTAAGAGAACATATTCAGTATATAATTTCATATATATATTTCGATATATATTTTTTATAATTATCTAGTTTATTAATTTT